GTAGCTGTTTTCATAGCATCTGCCATTCCTTTACCTTCATTTTTATCAATTCTTAATGCTTCTGACAAAATTGGTCCCGCCAAGAGTCCAACACCTGCTCCAAGTAATGCACCAGCAACACCGGCATGAGGACCAGCCTTTAATCCAAGGGCGCCAAAAAATACTGCTCCTGCACCAGCGGCTCCAGCACCGCTACCCCAATCAATTTTCATATAATACTCTTTTAGTCCTTCTCTGAATGCTACACCAAGGTCTTTTTCTCCTCCTTCTTCTATTTTTATCATTTCTTTAATAGCACCAGATCCTATCATTCCAATACCTGCCCCAAGAATTGTTCCAGCTATCATTCCTGGAAGACCAAAGATAGCCAGTCCTGCTTTTCCGCCCATTATTCCTACTGCAACTGAAGCATAGCTTCCCAAGTTCTCCAGCAAGTGTGTTTTCATTTTACTTACCACAGCACCAGAATCCATTTTCCCCCTGTCCGCATTAAATACATGATTTAATCCAGTTAATGCGCCTCCAAGCAGTCCACCAATTATTGCTCCTCTTGGTCCTAATAATCCAAAACCAATTAAAGCTCCTTTTCCAGCACCTCCTGCCGCGGCTCCAGCAAGACTTTTATAGGGTCCACCTGATGGGGAAAAATATGAATCTATAAATGCTGTAACTCCACCACTAAAAGTGTCTTGATCAAATCCTGCTTGTAATGCTTTAATTAATGATGGTCCCGCAACGAGTAAAGCAATTCCACGTGCTAATTTGGGTAATAATGCTAGACCTAATGATCGTGGCATGAATCTTCTTAATCCTCCAGGAATTCCTAAGAGTGCAGTAGATAAGAAATTTCCTAACATTCCCATGAAACCTTTTCCTGAAAATCTTGGCATATTCACTTTGGATTTCATATTAAGACTTTTTCTTCCTTCTTTTTTTTCTTCAAGTTCGTTTTCTTTTTCTGTTCTTAGTCTTGTTTTCTCTCTGTCTCCTTCTTTTATTAGAAGTCCTCTCATACTGTATAATAAAGAAGATTGTACCTCCAACTGTTTTTCGATGGTTGCAATATTATTTTTATTGTGATCTTTAAGTTCATTAACAAGATTTTGAAAATGAACATAATTGTGGGGTTTACGTGCCATTAGGAGGTCTTTCTTTGTTGTTCTTCAATTTTTTTATTTTCTTCTTCTACATGAGTAATTAACATTTCTACGTAGATATCTCTTTCAAAAGGCATTAAGTTTTCTACTTCTGTTAAACTATATTTATGATGTTGCATCAATTGAAACGTTAATTGATAATAGTTTGCTAAAGTATTATGACTACAAATTATAAAAAAAAATCACCAAGTCCGTTTAAAGTTTGTTTTTCTTGACATTCACATTTCGAACATGTAAATTCAATATCATGTAATAAAGCAGGCATTGTGTTAAAAAATGTTTTAAGTTTTTCAAATTGATCACTTGATAAACTACTAATAAATTCGTCCATTTCTTCTTTGCTATGATCACTTGCATTAAATATTTCATCACCAGAATATATGTTATCAATGCAATCCATAATAACACCAAATAATTCTTCTACAGCCGAGGCATCTTCTGAATTTTCTAGGGAGTCTAAACGAGTGTAAACATCCATTGTTGGATATTTCATTTCGACTGTAATATTATCTGTTAAGTTAATGTGTTTAGAGTGTTCATCATTTATAGTAAGTTTTATATCAGATAATTTTATTTTTATTTTTGTTGAAGCATCACAAGATTCTCCCTTGCTGTTTTTTTCTTCAGGATGTTTTGCCATCATTTCAATAACATCACCAACAGATTTTGCTCTTATATTCAATAGTGCCATCTGTAAATCAAATAATGGCAATACTTCAGCATTTACGTGTTCTGATAAAATACAATTATTAATTATTTGTTTTGAAGTTCTTATTATTTCTTCTTGATCTCCCCCCTCCATAGCCATTAATAAAAGTTTTTCTTCTTTGACTAGAAAGGGTCTATAAGTTACTGGTTTTTGTATTGAAGTCAAATTCATTGTAAATGTTGGTGCTTCAATTTTGGGTAAACTCATTATATCTCCATTTTTTAATTATGTTCCTGGTGCAGTTGTTGCCGTGGGTAATTGTTCCCATTTTCGATATGCAAATGTAACACTAAGTCTAGCATATTCATTATTTTGTCCCCAACCCAAATTTATTGCTCCAACATTTAAGGGAAATGCTTCTCTAAATTTTATTCCATAACTTCCTTGATTATCTTCTGTAAATGTTCTTAATAGAATATCAGATGTATAATCATTATAATATGAGGCATCATATAGATCGGGATCAACTATATCGTTTTGCCATTTGTCAAAAAATGCTTTTTCTTCCCAACCTTTTGCTGTGCAAATAAATGTCATTGTTGTATCAATGAACATTTGACCATAACCAATTTTTCTTACTGGTCCATATAATTTATCTTCAACTGTAAGCATGGTTTTACCAGGAAGTTCTGCTTGTTCACATAAAAAAGTTAATCGACTGTTATCATTTCCACCAAATAAACTTCTAGTAAAATATACTTCATATCTATTTACTGGTGCGGGACCATTTTCCGCAAATATTTTATTTCTAAAATTATCTATGCTTAAAGTCATTAAATCATTCTCCTACTATCTCCCCAAACAACAAGTTTGTTTTCTTTTTTAAATCTTTCAGTCGGCAAAAATAATGCAATTTCTTTTTCATCATCATCTACAATTACAACTCTAGATGTTATATGTTTATATAGATATCTTTTTACTGTTGGTTTAATTTGTTTAATTCTTGCAAGTCCTTCATAATTTACTGATTTTGACCGATCAATAGCATCCATTAATTTTGCTCTAAGTAATGGTGGTAGATAATGAAAATTTAAACCAAGAAAACCATTTCCATACATTTTTACACACATAATTAATGGAAATCTATCATAATACTTCATTTTCTTTTTAGTTTTTGGATCATAAAAATATGATGCCATTGCACCAGGTGCTATTGTTCCCTTACCTGATTTTTTAGCAGTTTTATAAAATTCATCTGCAGTATCTACTTCACTAAATCTACCTCTTAATTCGGCTCTTAGGGCACCAACCTTTCTACGAAACCATTGTGATGCATTACTTGTTCTTGGTTCTCCTTCATTTCTTCTTATTGCATTTTTTAATTTATCTAAAAATGTTTGATCTTGTTGTGCCATAGTTATATTTAGTTAAAAAAGATGATCTTCTGTAATGATCTTAAATCTCCATTTTCTGTCGCTACAAAACTCTGTAGCCGCTTTCCATTTTGCTTCATTTACACCAAATGTATATACTTCAGATAAATATCTTCTAGTGATTCTTTTGGGTTTTTTGGGTTGTGATAGTTGTTTTTTGGGTTTAACTTCTATAAGAACACATTCTGTTAATCCATTTTCTTTTTTTATTTTGATCCAAAAATCAGGAAAATATCTATGTATTCGTTTATCAATAGGAGATTTATAGGGTACAACTATTTCTTCACTTGACCATTCAATAACATCGGGATTGTTTTCACAATAATTCATGAATTTTTTTTCCCATAAAGAACGGTAAGTAACTTTAGTAGGGTCTCCTCGATATTTTTTCAAATTTTTTATTTTATATTTTCCTTTGTAACTCATGCTAAATATTATGTATAACAAGTTAAGGAGAATAATGTCTGATAATGCGGCAAGAAATTTAAGAAATAAAGTACAAGAAAGAACTGGTGTTAGAATACATAGATTTCCAGAAAATATAGGATCGTCTGCGGCAGAGCCAGAATCAAGAAAATTTTGTTATTTTCGTTTTCATAATGTGGAAAAGGGAAAACCAGGATCTACAACGGCGGCTGTAGCATTGCCTTTTCCAGAAATAAATGATGCGATTAATGTAAAATATGAAAATGTTGAATTTGATGTAGTTGGAGCAATTGCAGTGGGGGCCGCAAGTGGAAATATAAGCATAGATCGTTTGGGTGCTATTGCAAAAACAGGAGTAAAATCTTTTAATAAAAACTCTTTTGCACGAATAGCCGCGGATGCAGTATTAAATGGAACTCCTGGATTAAAAGCAGGAGTTGCAAAAGGATTAAATTCAATACAAAATCCCTATATTACAAACGTATTTAATAGTTCAGGATTTAGAGATTTTTCTTTTTCTTTTGTTCTTATACCAAAAAGAGCCCATGAAAGTGATCATATACAAGACATTATTGATACTTTTAAACAAGCAATGTTGCCTAAAAGAAGACACATAAAACATGGAAAAATGGTGAAACAAAGTACGGGTATTCTAGAGATGCCCGATAAAGTTGATATTACTTTTTTTCCTACTACGAAAAATTATAATGTAAATGAATCAATATTGAAAATTGAAAATGCGGTTGTAACAGATTTTACTGCTGAATATTCAGCAGGAACAGTAAATCCTACTTTTTTTAAAGATACAAATGCACCCCTTTCTGTTACATTAA